TAAAGCAAGCGGAGCCACTTACGGCGCTTGATTTTAGGTTTCACTTCTTCCCGTGGTGGTTGCGTGCCGAATATTCTCTGGATGATGAGCGCGGCGTACCTGAGCGTATAGAGGCTTATTTTGCTAAGCTATCGCTGGAAACTGGGCGCGTATTTACCGAAGGACAAAAGAAGTGGTATGCAGCAAAAGAAGAAGACCTATTTGACGACATTAAACGCGAGTACCCATCAACACCAAAAGAAGCGTTTGAAGTGTCAATCGAGGGCGCATACTACGCCAATCAGTTCGCAAAAATATACAAGGACGGCAGAATTTGCGAGGGGTTTGGAAATGATGCGCCAGTAAATACAGCTTGGGATTTAGGTGTTGGCGATAGTACCGCTATATGGTTTTATCAGCGGATTAATAATGAAATTCACCTGATTGATTATTACGAGAATGAGGGTGAGGGGCTTGAGCATTATGCGAAAGTTTTGCGTGACAAGGGCTATCATTACGATAACCATTATGCACCGCACGACATTGATAATAGAGACTTTAGTGGCAACGGACGAACACGAAAAGAACTAGCATATGACGGTTTTGATTTGGATGGCGACGGCAAGCTATACAGAATAAACTTCATTAAAGTGGCAAAGTTAAGCGTAGAAGACGGAATAAACTACTCACGCAAAGCGCTTGATATATGTGTATTCGACAAAGACAAGTGTGAGCGCGGCATAACATGCCTAGAGAATTACAAGAAGCAATGGAATGATAAGCTAGGGTGCTACAGAGACAAGCCGCT